AAGGAACTCGGAATGAAATGGTTTCCCACCAGATCAGACCCCAAGGTCGTTGCGAAGAACCGTCGGGCTATTCGCAGGGCTAAGGTCACACCTAAAACCCACACGCTTGGTGAGTTAAATCGTCTGTATGATGCAAGAAAGGAGTTTCCGTTAGCTGAAGAATCTCTTCTTGGTAAGCATCGCTTCATTTTTAATGATGTTTCGCGTAATTGCGTTAAGGTTTGCTATGCTGAGGATGAGACATCCAGTGGTACGTTGATTCCGGGTGCAGTTCTTGTACCTTTGCATTCATCTGTTGAGGGTAAAGAGGTTAGTGTGTATAACGCTATTATCTCTGCTAAACTTCGTGGAGAGTTGTTGCCATTGCATGATGACGCTGGTAATGATCTTGATCTTGGTTTGTACCATTCTTATGGTGCTTTTGTGTGTGGTAGTGTGACAATGCGCCCACCGAAAAACGAGAGAGTACTCCAGATTGGTTTTACCCCACGTGACGAGACTGAGCCAAGTATTGGTATTGGGCATTGTTCTGCCGAAGGGCTTTATGATGCTCCAACTGATTTTATGGTTTGTGGAGGAGGTGTGTATGCTGTGGAAGATGGAGCGCTGATAGGGATCCACATTGGTGGAGGTCAGCATTGTAATCGGTTTATACCATTTACAACGGGTTTGATTAACCAGATGAAGGTTTCTGCCCCCCGGTTAAATAGCACGCTTTTTCATTAATGCCTCCAGCTCAGTCCACTCTTGTAGAGGAGGGACATGAGTTCTGGAGGCGTTATCCTGATGATCTGCAAAAAGGTTTCAGGGGTACTGCGGTGCTTAGTGAGCTCCATAGACGTATGCTTAAGCAGCGTTATTTTCCCGTGCTTGGTTCAATCCCGAAGAAATTCGTTGGTCGTAATCGACGCGGTTTAGATATTAACGTCGCCCAATTTGAAAATGATGCCGATAAAACGGTTGATCGAAGCAAATGGGGTTTGCCTTTCCCAAATCGAGAGGCTGCATATATCTCACTGGCTAAGTATGCGAAGGATGTTCCGGCCTTCAGCGCAAAGTCAGTTGTTGCCATGAATGGCGCAGTGGATTGGCTCCACCGCCATTTTGGCGTCCACATGCATAACTCCAGGGTTAAGCCTGTTGAAGAGGTAATACCAGGTCTAGATATGACCACCTCTCCAGGTTTTCCTTGGACACGGAAGTACGCTACAAAGCGAATCATGTACGATGATTGGAAAGAATTTACCCAGTACATGAAGGACGATTGGGATCGCTTGACTGATAATGATTATGTCGCGATTTTTGGAAATTCCTTGAAGGAGGAAGTCCGCTTGCAGGAGAAGATAGATGCGAATAGTTTACGCACCTTTACTGCAGGTCCCATTGAGATGACAATTCATGGTAATCGTTTGTTTGAGGATATGAATGAAAAGTTCTATGCCTCTCATCTCAAGACAGCTAGCGTTGTCGGTTTTTCCCCATATAAGGGTGGTTGGGATGAGCTTTACCGTAAGTTGAAGAAATTTGACAACGGTTTTGCTCTTGATGAGAGTCAGTTTGACTCCTCCCTACGTGCCTATATGATGTGGGCTATAGCCGAATTTCGTTGGCAAATGCTTCGTGAAGAGGACCGGACGCCTGAGAATAAGGCGCGGTTGCAGGTCTATTACCGCAACTTAATTAATACGGTCATTATCACGTCAGACGGTGTGTTTGTGCAGAAACAAGGAGGTAATCCCTCTGGTTCTGTTAATACCATCGTTGATAACACTTTGATTTTGTTTATCCTACTTGCGTACGGGTGGCAAATGATGTGTCCAGATGTCATGCGATCTTTTGAAGCGTTTGAGGATAATCTCGCGCTTGCCCTTTGTGGCGATGACAATACATGGACTGTGTCTGACGAAGCATGTCAATTCTACAATGCACGATCTCTCATTGCAGAATGGCTCAAGATTGGTATTATCACTACTACTGATTCTTTAGAGCCACGTCCTGTGGAGGAACTTGATTTCCTTTCCGCACACACAGTTTTTGTGGATGGTGTAGCCGTCCCACTGTATGATCGCGAAAAGTTGTTAACTAGTTTACTCTATTCTCGCTCTCCAGGTGACCCTGTGATGACGTTGATCCGGTCTGCTGCACTTCTTAGAGTGGGCTGGGTTGATATTCAGTTGCGTGGTTATCTGCGTGAGCTCATATCTTGGCTAATTGAAACCTTTGGTGATGTTTTGAGAGACAACAAAGAGTGGAAACTTGCTCTAGGGCAAGTGGTTAGCGAGAATGAGCTCCGAACTTTCTTTATCGGATCGGAGGGTGTCGAATTCCCTATGATCTCACAAGGCAAGGCCCGTATAACTCCTGAAAAGGCGGCGGCAATACCTGACCGGAATAATGTTCCCGGGATAAAAATCTGTGAGACAGTAAGCATGAATGGCTTACCACAACGATCGAGAGGAAAGAGGCAGCGCAAAGTGCGCGGTGCTGCCGGCCGTAATGGCAAGAAAGCGCGTGTCCCACGACTACGTGGTGCTGGACCTTTGTTACAAGGACAACAGCGACGTACTCGTAGGAGACAAAGGAGAGGTGGTGTTCCCATTTCTATGGGAGCTCCTTTTCCTAGCATGGGGGGTTCACAAAATGCCCGCGGGATGCCTGATGGCATTCGCCGGCAACGACGAACACCCTTTGCGGAGGATGAGTTCATAGCGGATTTCATTGGTTCAACAACCTTTGGATCTGCGGCTGTAACGACAGCTACGCAGTACGCTGTGAACCCCGGGCAAGCTGCTACATTTCCGTGGTTGGCTCAGCTGGCGGCACGTTTTGAAAAATACGTGTTTACCAAGTTGGACTTTTACTACAAACATGAAGTGACGCAGTTCATTGCAGCCGGGACAATCGGAAAGGCGATTATGTCGTTTGATTACGACGCTGCTGATGCAGCCCCAACAAGTAAGCAGCAGATGATGGATACAGATCCACATGCTGATGGGATGCCTTGTGAGGATATCCTGTTTCGTGTTGATTGCCGAGAAGCATTCAACAATGGGCCAAAGTATGTTCGCCCGGGTAATTTACCTGGAGGCGCAGACATCAAGACCTATGATGCAGGCCTGCTTTCGATAGCAGGTGCTGGGAACAGTGATGGTACCACAAAAATTGGAGAAATCCATGTCCGGTATGCTGGGTGGTTTGAGAAACCCGTGTTGGAATCAACCACCTCAGCTCCCTCCAACAATCAAGTTGCTTGGTTTCAGAGCACAAC